ACTCATTAAAGATCCCATCAGGATCATCAGACGTTCCTATATCAAAAGTAGGAGTCGTCCCAGTCGCATTATCAAGCATCGTAAAGCTGATGATGATCGCACCCTTCGGCAGAACAAGATCCTGACCATCCGTAGGGTCCGCGCCAACCTTCACTGCAAGATTGCTTGCACTGGGCTGGGCAGAACACTGGACAGACATAAGCATCCCGCCCGGCGTAACTCCATCATCTTCTCTTCGTCCGCCACGAGATCGCACATAAGATTCAAAAGTAGTTCTAGCCATTTTAATCACCTCGTCACACGCAACTTGCCTACCAGTCTGCGTGTTGTCTTTTTAAGTCTGGCAGGCTTTGGTTTACCATTTAACTTTGTCTGCCCAATACGCAGCAGACATTTTGCCCTTAGCAATATTCTTGCCATGTCGAGCCTTGAAGGACTTACGTTTTGCCTTCATTCTATCCGACTCACCCGCCTTGGGTTTACCGGCAGTCTCAGCGCCCTTCTCGCCAAATCTAATCAGCTTGATGTTGTTACCCTCTTTAGCGAGAACAGCGTGACTCTTCTTAGGATGATTAGGTGTTCTCTTGGGTTTGTTGTATCCAGAGAATGTTTCACTTCCACGCTTAATGGTCATCCTAAACCTTCTTTCTATACTTGGCAGTTTTCTTAGCTATTGCCTTGGGCTGCTTAGAAAACTGCTTACCTTTCTTTGTGTCTTCGCGCTTATTATTAGAAGTCGCAGCGTATTCTTTACTGGATAAAGATTCTCTTACCTTCTTCGGTAAATATCTTTCTCCGGTAGCTTTCTTTCCTTGCGTGCTAGGCTTGCCTGACTTAGTGCCCCAGTCTTCTTTAGTCCATTTAGATAAAGATTTTTGAGCCTTAGTTTTACCGCCCTTGAAGCCGCCCCCAGCTTCTTTGTATTTCTCATTTGCAATCTGAGCTTTTCTAGCTGACCACTGTCCCGGTTTTCCACCTTTGCCACTGGATTTAACTTGAGAAACAATTTTTTTTCTAAGGGAAGGTCTTGTATAAGCCATCAACTTCTCACAAAGTAATCAAGCATCCAAGTCAGGATGCTAAGAAAGAATATAAGAGCAGAGCCAACTCCGTAAACTTTATTCTTAAACTGATGAAGCTCTAGCCTTACTGAATCAATCTCGTCTATCAAAGCATTTATGGAAGTTCGATCGCTTTTAGCTCTATGCTCTAAACTCTTCACTTTCTCTTCGATTGACCCAATCTCCCTTTCTGATATGGGAGTCATGCGTCACCAATAGAAAGGGCGGGGCCGAAGCCCCGCCCTCCTATGAATCGATCAGAGAATCTGACCACTACCGAAAATGCCGAGGTAGTCAGAGACGCCAAAGCTGTATCGCTCCCGCGCCTTGTACCGAACATTCCCGGTGTCGAAGTCGCCATCCATGCCCGTCTGCATCGGCGTGCGCTGGAAGTGCTTCATGCCATTCGGGACATCAGTCATAACAAACCAGAACTTCTTGTTCGTAGTCGTCATGTAATGGTTGACACGGTATCCCTCAGGGATAGTGCCATTCGTCCGCAAGGCGTTGATGTCGTTGTCAGCCGTTCCCGATCGGAGTTCCGTATCGAGAATACGAGTAGCAACGAACTGGTTGTAGGGAGCCACGATCAGCTTGCGGGGCCGAGCAGCGATCAACAGACCTCGATCATCCGTGAAAGCAGCGATGTCAATGACAGCCTGCTCCAGCGAAGTCTCGTTGAGATCCGAAGGGGTCGCGAGAGCGTTAGCAATATCAACGCCCTCAATCGTCTTATGCCCCGTAGCCGCACAAAGCTGAACACCATCGCCAGCCGTGAAGTTGGCAGAGGTGTAAGCATTGTTAAGCGGGTGGGCACCCTTGACCTGCTTGGTGTGCGCCATCGCACGGGCAAGCGCCTTGGTGTAACGGGCCGAAACCGAATCATAGAGATTGTCCTCGACAGCCTCTTCGGTGATCGCAAATCCCATTGCCACCGTCTCGTGGGTGTACCGAGCCGTGAAGTGCTCCTGAGCCGTGTCGTAAGAAATCGACGAGCCCTCGGACTTCACCGGAGCGGCACCAAAGCCAGCGAGCTTGACCTCTTCCTCGAATGCTCGATCCGAAGATTCAGTTTCGTAAACCTCGCTAGACTCATCCTCGTACTGCTGATACTCCAACCCGAACAGAGCGTTCAGACCGGGAAGGAGTTCCTTCATCATTTGCGCGCGTGAAATCGCCATGATTAGACTCCCTCACCAAAGGCAGACACACCATCCGCAAGCTGAACGTAAAGGATGGGAGTAGAACTGTTTTCGTTCTCCCCGTCTTCCTTCACCCCACGGATAATGACAGCGCCAGTGTTAGTAGTAGTGCTGCTGTTAGCAACGACATAACCGGAATTTCCGGTAGTCGTGCTGCCAGCCCCAGTGACCAGAACATTCTGGACACCCATCTGGTTGATGTTCCATGCGGCATTGCCCTGAACCTCTAAGAGGTTGCTCTTAGAGGCGGGCGTCACCAAGACATAAACATCCGTCCCACCGGAAGCAGGGTAGTACTGATTCCAAGTTGGGGTACTCGACGTATCGGTGTAGTGGAAACCAACAGCAAATCCAACAACATTGCCGTCAGTATCCACAGGAGCCGTAGCCTGTCGCTCTGCATACCCAGTCGTGGCATTCAGGATAATCGGATCCCCTGCAAAAGTTGCAGTGGCATAACTATCCGCCATCTGGAAACGCAGAAGTCCTCCAGTGTTCGTACCGGAGAACGCATTGCTCGCGTTTCTAAGTCCAAAAGCCATTGGACTATCTCCTAGATTTATCTAGCGATAGCCGACAATGGGACATCCATTATCAGTCATCGCCAAACGTGATCCGCGAGCGTCGCTCAGGCTTGAGCATCGGCATACGCGGATCTTGCTCTCTGAAGTAATTGCGATCGACTGCTTCCATCTGTTCGCCAGCTTCCCTCATCCCATACCGTCGAGCTTCGTTGCCGATCTCAACAGGACGAGAACAAAGAAGTAGGCCACCGATCAGAACATTATCCGGGTACTGACTGCCTCTATCAGACATGATTTTCAGTTCAGGATAATCGCTAGCAAGGACAGGCTCCCAACCTTCTCGTAAAGCTTGCGAGACGTTGATGTTGTCTGCCTCACCCCGCATGGATGCCCTTACATACCTAAACTCCAATCCCTCGCGAGGATTAGGTTGAGGCGTAAGACTCGCAGGAGTCCAAGGTGTCGATCTCTTTTGGTTGTCCCGACTCTCCACTTCTCGTTGGCGGGGAGCGGGGCCTCTTTGATTGCGCGATTCAGTCATTACCGAATCTCCTTCAGGAGTTGCTTGGCGTACTGTTCAGGTGTTAACCCAAGGCGCTTCGCGAGGGCGACTTGAGTGGAGGTTAGTTGCACTTTGCGTGGCTTTGTTGAGTTGCGCCCAGCAGGGGCGACCACGGTGGAAGTCCGAGAACTCGCAACAGGCTCCTCTCTAGCCATACCGTTCTCGGGCTGCTGACTGAACTTGTCAGGAAAAACCTGACGCATTCGTGTGTCAATCATATCATAGTACTTGTCACTCTTAGGATCAACTCCAGAGTTAACAAGACTAGTGTGGATGCCATATGCAAGAGAAGTCATCTCTTGGTCAGTGCCAAACCACGAGTTATTAGACATCCAATTTTGCAACTTAGGATCAGGGGCAGCAGGCAACGGAGGTGCGGGCTGTCTCAAATGATCAGGCACAACACCTCTATTATTAGAAAAGAACTCCTGCTCCCTCTGGGAACGAATCAAAGCCTCTTGAGCTTCAAGAAGTTTATCTGTGTTTCCCTCTTCGTAGGCTGTCTTGTAGATCTGCCTAGCCTGCTCAAGCTGAGCAGTGTTGGCACTCTTCATTTGCTCTAGAAGAAGATTTTCCCCCTCACTGAGAACCTGCCTAAGCTCTTCGTTCTGCCGACGCATATTCTCGGCATAACGAACAGCTTCCTCCCGCATTCTCTCAGCGGCTTCCTTCTGTCTCCGCTCTTCGTGATACTCATACTTGAGTTTGTTGATTCGCTTTCCCGCTCGACCGCTGTACTCATGAACTTCATCATCGTCAGCAGAATCATCGCGAGGAGCAACCTGATCTTCTTCAGGTCGGTCATCAACAACTTCAACATCAAAATCCTCATCCGAAGACATGTCAGCAATCGGCTCAGTGAGGGCGTTACCCATCAGGTCGTCAAGTGCAGATTCACTCATGCTCTTACTACTCCTCTCGGATCTCTGACTACAGCCTCGACGGAGTCGTCATTGATCACTCGAAACTCTTTTCCGTGGATACGAAGCCGAGTACCGGAGTACGCCCTCATCACAATCCAATCACCTTCTTTACACCAAGGTCCGTTAGGAAAACGATCCTTGTCTGCGTACGCATCGGGACCAGCCTTCAACACAAACCCAACAATGCTTGCGACCGACTCTGCAGTCCGTCGTTCGTCAGGAATGTAAAGGCCACCTTCTGTCGTCTCTTCTACATCCGGTAAAGCAATCAACAGTCTGAACCCACAAGGCTCAGGCATTTGCGAGGCGCGACTTTCCTCTGAACTTTCCGGCTTCCTATCGCTGTACTGAATAACTTCAGCCACTGTGTTTTCCTTGAGTGCAGAGGTTTTAAGGGAACCTCAGTAACCCTATGCGCTCACAAGAGCGAATCGTCCTCAACAGAAGATGAGATCTTCTTGTATTCCAAAACTGCGGTGTCTATACCGCGAATAAAACCACAGAGTTGCTTGTACTCTTCCATGCCTTTAATTGATCCACCAAGCAAAGCGTTCTCATGGCTTTTCTTAATTTGATCAAGCGAGCTAAGAAAGACTTCATCAAACGTAGGCACTGGTTACTCCCTGTTACCTTTCACTGCTTCCATACCAATCTTGACGCCTTCTTGAATCTGCTTCGCGTCGATCTTCTTATCTTCGACTGAAGCCTTCAGGACATCAGAGAATACTTGAGCCTCAAGTTCATCCTCTGCCTTCATGGCATTGGTCTGGATACGTTCACGCTCAATCTGATCACGAGACTGAGCCTTGGCAATATCAAGCTGCAATCTTGCTTCTCTTTCCTGAGCCTTCGATGCAGCCTCCTGCTCCTTGATCTGAAGCTCTCGCATCTGCATCTGGACAATAGGATCTTCTGCCTGCTGCATTGCTTCCTGCTGTTGCGCTTCAGCAACAGACTGCTCAACAAGCCTAGAAGTTGCCTGAGCAACAAGTCTCGACAGCTCGACCTCGACATCCTCAGGCAGCGTCTCTTCAGGCGGCGGAAGAGCCACACCCAACTGCTGCTCAATCTCAGATCTGTACTGGAATGAAAGATGCTCCGCGACGTGAGCAGCCAAAGCAGACTGTTTCGCTCCCGCCTGCCGATCCATTGCGAGAAGCTCTGCCATTCGAGGCTCCTGCATGGCAGTCATATGAGATTCAATGTGAGCCTGATGATCCTGATACATAAAAGCTTTGACAGGTTTACCAAGAATCAGATTCATGTTTTCAGACACCGGATCAAGCGGGTTGATCTCATCCTTCAGCGGAACAATCTGCTCAGCGTCAGGGATACCTAAAACGTCAACCATCTTTCTGTGAAGCTTAGGTAAATCGTAAAGCTGTGGTGCAGATGAAGCTAACTGTAAAGCTGCTTGGTACTGCATAATCCTCTGAGCCATCGTCGATGCATTCGGATCACTGACAGGGATGATGTCCACACGATCATCAAAGTCCTGAGGCTTCATAACCTCATCACCTTCTAGATCATACGGATACTCATGAGGAGCATGATCTCTAACGATGCCTTCAAGGATCTTGAACTCATCCTTCATTGCAGCGTGGAGCCTTGCCTGAATCGCAGTCATCACCTTCATCGACCGCTCAATCAACGCGAGCGTCGTGCCAACAGGTGCCTGCTGATTCATGTCACTAATATTCAAATCAGTGAGAGAAGCAAACCTTCTACCCTCTTCGACAATCCCGCTCAGCAGCTTCGCCAGAACGGAGGAGGGCTCCTTGTAAGGGAGGAACGTAATGTTCTCGGCGATAGACCCACTAGGAACATCAACGTCCCTAAACTCGCCGGGGGAGATGGGGGTGTCGTCTCCTCTGATGCGAAGCCCCCTCGACTTCAAACCGCCCGGGAGATTGCTGAGAGTTCCTGAGTCAACCAACTGTCTAAGAATGGAAGTGGCAGACCGGGCAATCCCACCAATCATATGGATAAGACCAAAGCCGTAGAAACCCAAACCGGGAACATACTCGTAATGAACGAAATGCTCCCGCCTCATTCGGTTGGGATCATCTTCCATCCAGTTACGTCGGATAGAAAGGATCTCTCTAGAATCAAGATCAATCGTGACTACATACGGAAGAGCGATGCCAGTCGGCTCACAGCAATCATCCGTGTCCTCAAATCCCTTGAGGTCAACATCCACATGCATTTCAAGAACAGTGTGGCGTCCGTCCATATCATACGACGGGCTCTCCCCAGTGAGATCGTCGTATTTCTCTTGGATCTTACTTTCTGAATGACCACCAGATATCAACTCGACATCACGGTAAAATCCAGAAACCTGAAGCTTACGAATGTCGTTAGCACTACGCTTCATCACATGCGTGATGCGATCGCAGGTTCTCAAAGAAGACGCGCCATAAGAAACAACGAGATCTTCAGAGGGAACAAACATCGAGCATGGTCTGCCCATGTTCGGATCCCAATAAACTTTCCTGAAAGCAGAGCCAGATAGAGGGAGGCTGAAAAGCATCTTCTCCGTCTCAGGCCTGTACTCAGTCATTACTTCAGTAACTAAGTAGTTCATGAAGTCTTGGATGCGGTGAGCCTGCTTCTCTTT